GGAAATATGATAAAGGAGCCGACCCTAAAGGACGGTTATCACATTGATGTTATCTATGGCCTCATACCTGAAGCTGCGCAGAAATTTATCATCAATCCATCAACACCTGAATACGTACTGGCGTAGGGGGGGCACATGGCAACAGAAAGAATGACAATCGGTAGTGAGCCAGTTCAGATAACTGACGGCACTAACAGCGCCCTAATTTCCGTTTTTGGCGGCTACCCTATCAGTTTTGCTGATTCAGATGTTGAGCCTGACAAATCAGTAGGCGACATCATCAGGGATAAGATGGTGGTAAACCCGCCATTAAAAGTTTGGCTGTGGTCTGATGGGCCAGGGCCTCATGAAGTTGCAGTAACCCGATGGTAGCCATGAGTGATACCACCACGCTGTGGTAGCAGAATGGCATTCATCAAAAGCAACTACGGAGTGAGTAATGGCAAAACCGGACTGGGGCGAGCTTCAGCAACGGTTCCTGTCCGAACATGCCGCAACCGGCGTATCACCAAAGGAATGGTGTGAAGCGCAGGGACTGAACTACGCTACCGCCCGTCGATATATCAAAAAACTTTCTGCGCAAACTGCGCAAAAACCTGCGCAGAAAAAAATGCGCACTGCGCAGAAAGATAAAAGCGCAAATGAGCTGGTGGATGATGATGGACTTACTGCTCAGCAGCGCTTATTCGTCGCAGAGTACCTGAAGGATAACAACGCCACACAGGCAGCTATCCGTGCCGGGTACAGCAAGAAGACCGCACAGGAGCAATCAAGTCGGTTGTTATCAAATGTTAAGGTTGCGCAGGTCATTGCGCAGCAGCAGAAAGCCTCCATTGCGCGCACGCTTGGCAGTGCTGATGAGGTTCTCTCCCAGATGTGGCAACTCGCCACTTTCGATGCAAACCAGCTTTCACAGTATCGTCGCGGCGCATGCCGTTATTGCTGGGGCTTCGGTCATCAGTATCAGTGGCGCGATGCCGTGGAGTTTGAAGAGAAAAGGCTCGAGGCTGTTGAGCGTGACAGGCGTGAACCTGAAGATTCCGGCGGTTACGGCTATGACCACAACCGAGAGCCTAACCCTGAATGCCCGCGCTGCAATGGCGACGGAATAGGACAGCCTTACTTCGCAGACACCCGGAAACTTTCCCCTGATGCTGCTTTGGCTTATTCCGGCGTCAAGCTTGGGAAGAATGGTGTTGAGATAACGGCAATCAGCCGCGAGCGCATGTATGAAGCCGTTATGAAGCGGCTTGGCCTGGAAGATAGCGAATTCGCGCAGCGCCTCCAGCAGATCGAAATCGACCGCCGGCAGCTGGAGGTTGAGAAACTCCGCAAAGAGCTGGCCGGTGATGGTGATGATGACGAACCAACGCCAGTTGCAATCAATATCAACGTAGTGGACGCGAGGGCGGAAGATGGGGATCAGCCCGACACTTAACATCCCACAGGCGCGCTTCCTCGCGATGCAACACAAATTCAAAGCCTATGTTGCCGGGTTCGGTTCCGGCAAGACGTGGGTAGGTTGTGGCGGCATCTGTAAGGGGATGTGGGAGCACCCGAAAATCAACCAGGGTTATTTCGCGCCGACGTATCCGCAGATTCGTGACATCTTCTACCCCACGATCGAAGAGGTGGCCTTTGACTGGGGGCTGAGTGTCAAAATCAATGAGGGGAACAAAGAGGTTCACTTCTATGAGGGGCGTCGGTATCGCGGCACGACAATTTGCCGCTCGATGGAGAAGCCCGGATCGATAGTCGGCTTTAAAATCGGTAACGCGATGGTGGATGAGCTGGACGTCATGGCGGCTGCTAAAGCGCAGCAGGCCTGGCGAAAAATCATCGCTCGTATGCGTTACAAAGTTGATGGTCTGCGTAACGGTATCGATGTCACGACTACGCCGGAGGGCTTCAAGTTCGTTTACCAGCAATTCGTGAAAGCGGTGCGTGAAAAGCCTGAGCTTTCTGCTCTGTATGGGCTGATTCAGGCCAGTACGTTCGACAACGCGAAGAACCTGCCACCGGATTACATCCCGTCGCTGATGAACTCCTACCCGCCGGAGCTAATTAAGGCGTACCTGAGGGGGCGTTTTACAAACCTGACCAGCGGCACTATCTATCACCAGTTCGATAGACGTCTGAATAACTGTACCGATGAAGAGCAGGCAGGCGAGCCGCTCTATATCGGCATGGACTTTAACGTTGGCAAAATGGCGGCCATCGTCCACGTCCTTCGCAATGGCGAGCCGCGCGCAGTACGCGAATTGATAAAAGTTTATGACACACCGGCCATGATAAAGCGCATCCAGGAAGAGTTCTGGCGCTACGAGGGTGGGCGCTATGTTGCCTCCAGGCAGATTTACGTCTATCCGGATGCTTCCGGCGATTCACGTAAGTCCAATAACGCCAGCGCCACCGATATCGCGCAACTCAAACAGGCCGGATTCAGCGTGGTGGTAAACGCAGCCAACCCGCCAGTGAAGGATCGCATTAACTCCATGAATGCCATGTTCTGCAACGGCAACGGTGAGCGCCGCTACAAAGTTAATGTTGCACGCTGCCCGGTCTATACAGACAGCCTTGAGCAGCAGGTGTGGGCGGCAAACGGCGAGCCGGATAAATCAGCCGACAATGATCACCCAAACGACGCTGGTGGCTATTTCATCGTGAAGCAATTCCCGATCATCAAGCCCACAGGAAAAGTCACTCAACTACGGATGTAACTCCATGCCTGATATTTCTACACCCAATCTGGACTATGGGAACATGGTGCAGGCGTGGGATATCAACGACGCCCTGATGGGCGGCACGCTCTATATGCGACAGCTTGGAGAGTCTTATCTCCCGCGCTGGCCGAAAGAAGACAAAGAGGACTACAAAAAACGCCTCGCCGTGGCCACGCTTCTGCCAGCCTACGAAGAGACCATTAAGCAAAACATCGGGCGTGTATTTGCTGAGCCCATTAAGCTTGCCGAGAATGTGCCGGATGAGCTGCGAGAGTATGCGAAAAACTTCGACCTTGAAGGTACTCGTCTGGATGTCTGGGCGCAGGCATTCTTCGGTCTGGCGATGCAGTATGGACTCTCCCACGCGCTGGTGGATTATCCCAGGGTGGACACCGAAAAGGTGAAAACCAAAGCGGAAGAGAAAGCTACTGGCGCGCGCCCATACGTCACCATGCTCAATCCCCGGCAGGTGATCGGATGGAAGTCGAAAATGGTAGACGGCAAAGTGGTGCTGACCGAGCTGCGTATCAAAGAGGTAGTTATCGAGGACGGCGACGACTTCGGGCAGACAAAGGTCGAGCAAATTCGTTATCTGACACCTGGAATGGTGCAAATCTACCGCAAGTCGAAAGGTATCGATGGGGCGGCGAACTGGGAGAAGTTCGACGAATGGACAACATCTCGTAAGGACATAACACTGGTGACGCTCTACACCAAGCGCACCGGGTTTATGTGTGGTTCACCTCCACTGCTCAATATGGCTCTGCTGAACATCAAGCACTGGCAGAGTCAAAGCGAGCAGGACAACATCCTGCATGTCGCCAGGGTGCCGTTGCTCACGGTGTTCGGTTTGGAAGAGGGGCAAGAGCTGATAATTGGCTCATCCTCTGCCACGTCATTCTCCGATCGGCAAAGGCAGGGTCTGGAATACGTCGAGCACACAGGTTCTTCCATCGGTGCCGGCAAAGAGTCGCTGGCAGAGCTGGTGGAGCAGATGCGACAGGCGGGTGCGAAGCTGCTGCGCACCGAAAACACCTCAACTAAATCGGTAGACCAGACCTCTGAAGAGAAAATGCAGGAGCAGTCACCGCTCTACACCATGGCTACCAGCCTTGAAGATGCGATCGACAACATTCTGCAAATCATGGCCGAGTACATCGGCGAGAAAGATGGTGGCAACGTTGATGTTCGCACTGAGCTGGATGTTGAGTCGAAAGAATTCAACCCGCCTGCTGCGCTGGCTATTCAGTCGCTGCGCCAGGGTGGCGACCTCCGCCGTATCGATGCCATTAAGGCGCTGCAAAAGCTCAGTCTGATTGATGCCGATGCAGACCCCGACAAGGTATTGAACGAGTTGCTGGCTGAATCGGCCTCGCTGACAGAGCTGCCGCCGGACGAGGTGTGATATGGCCCGTTCCGTCAATGACAGGCTTCAGGACGAAACCATAGCGCACGGGCTTTATGTGAACCGCTACGGCACTGGCGTGGCCCGGCGAATGGTGGCACTTCTAAACAGGATGGATGCTGATCTGGCTGCCCGGCTGCTTGTGCTGCTGGAGGGTAAGCGTGCCGACACCTACAGCGCGCGCCGCCTTGCATCGCTACTGGCTGGTGTGCGGGAGCTAAACCAGCAGGCCTACGAACCGGTCAATGCTGCTCTGATGCGCGAACTGACTCGTTACGCTGATTATGAGACCGGGTATCAGTTTGACCTGTTCAGCAGCCTCATTCCCGGCCAGGTGCTTAAGCACGTCCCGCTGCAAAGCATTGCTCCAGAGCAGGTCTACGCCTCTGCGGTGGCGCAACCTTTTCAGGGGAGATTGCTGAAAGAGTGGGGCAAGAAACTCGAATCGGATCGGCTGGGAAAAATTACCAGTGCCGTGCGCACCGGATTTCTTCAGGGTGAAACCGTCGAGCAGATTGTAAAGCGGGTCGCCGGCACGCCGCAGCGTAATCGCGAGGACGGGGTGATTAATGCGTCCCGGCGCGACCTTGCGGTGGTCACTCGCACGGCAGTGAACCACATGGCTGCTACGGCACTTCAGGAGTTCGCGCAGGCCAACAGCGATATTGTGAAGGCCAAACAATGGTCATCTACGCTCGACACACATACATCAAGCTGGTGCATCATCCGCGACCGCAAACTCTACACCCTCGACGGTAAGCCGCTGGGCCATGAAATCCCGTACCTGCGTGGGCCCGGCAAAATTCATTTCTGCTGTCGCTCATGCGAAATTCTGATCACTAAATCGTGGGAGGAATTGCAGATAGCCTCTGGCGAACTGAGTAGTGCCACGCGGGCGAGCATGTCGGGCCAAATTCCCGCTGGGCTAAGCTTCAGTGAGTGGCTGGTTAGGCAACCCTACGCACGAATGGAGCAGGTGCTGGGCGTTACTCGTGCGCAGATGCTGCGCGACGGCAAAATCACTGTACCTGAGATGTTCAACGATGCCGGGGAGTTCCTGACCCTGGACGAACTGCGCCGTGTGGATGCGTCGGCGTTTGAGAGTTAATCATGCAAAACGAGAAAGACAAAACTATCACCCTGACTGAGGATGAGCGCAAATTACTCATGCTTGCCATGATCGCTTATCTCTTGTCAGGTGAGATGACCAAAGAAGACGCTCTTATCGCAGAGCGGATAATTAATAAGCTCTGAATAACTCATTATTCACATCAAGGCTGCCTCCGGGCAGCTTTTTTTATGCCTGCCGCTGAGCGGATGCGACGCGGTGATCGGGTCGGATGACCTATTACCAATGGCCGGAAGGCTGGAGCAAAAACAATGAAACTGAAACTTGATGCTAACGGAAATGTGGTCGTTGAAAACGGTATGCCTGTGTACATCCATGATGACGGCAAAGAGATCCCGTTCGACGCAGCCGCAGCGATGACCAAAATCACCTCCCTGAACGGTGAAGCTAAAACTCACCGTGAAGCGAAGGAGGCGGCGGAAGCCAGTCTCGCGAAATTCTCTGGCATCACCGACCCGGCCAAGGCGCTCGAAGCCCTGGAGATGATGACCAAAATCGACCAGAAAAAACTGATCGACGCTGGCGCTGTTGACCAGGTTAAGGCTGAGATTACCAAGGTATTCCAGCAGCAGCTGGATGAAGCGAACGGCAAGACCAAACAGCTCGAAAGCCAGCTCTACGACGAGATGATCGGCGGCCGCTTCGGTGGCTCCAAATTCATTTCAGAGAAGATGGCGATCCCGGCTGAGTTCGTGCGTTCGTACTTCGGGCAGAACTTCAAAATCGAAGACGGCAAGGTCGTGGCCTTCGACGGTCAGGGCAATAAGGTGTTCTCTCGCACCAAGCCTGGCGAGCTGGCTAGCTTCGACGAAGCGCTGGAGTCACTGGTCGAGTCGCATCCGCAGAAAGATTACATCCTCAAATCGTCCGGTAACAGCGGCGGCGGTTCTCACCAGTCGCAGCACCAGACCGGGCAAAAAACCATGAAACGCGATGCGTTTGATGCATTACCTCCAGCAGAGCAACAGGCTGTGATTGGCGGCGGCACAAGCATCGTTGATTAATCGAAAGGAATAAATACATGTCTAATACTTTGACTGGCCTGATCCCGACCATTTATACGGCGCTTAACCGCGTTTCACGTGAGCAGGTAGGTTTTATCCCGGCAGTGGCTCGTAACGCTAAGGCCGATGCTGCAGCTAAAGACCAGACCGTCACCGCGCCAGTGGCACCAAAAACCACCACGGTAGACATCACACCGGCACCGACCGCACCAAACGACGGAGATCAGAACATCGGCACCGTGGATGTCAAAATCACCAAATCAAAAATGGCTCCGGTCAAATGGAACGGTGAAGAACAGTTGGCGATGGGGCCATCAGGTAACTACGACGTTATCCTTGCCGATCAGTTTTCTCAGGCCTTCCGCGCGCTGAGCAACGAAATGGACGCAGACCTGGCTGCGCTGTTCTACAAATCTTCCCGTGCAGTTGGTGCACCAAAAGAGACGCCATTCAGCATTAAAGACGATCTGTCTGATGCAGCGCTGGCGCGTCAGATTTTAGTGGATAACGGTGCACCGACTACCGACATGCGCATGGTGCTGGGCGGCGAAGCGATGGCCTCAATTCGCGGAAAACAGTCGGTTCTGTTCAAAGCGAACGAAGCAGGTACCGATCAGCTTCTGCGTGAAGGTATTATTGGCCGCGTGATGGGCTTTAACCTTCACGAATCCGCCAACATCAAGCGCACCGCGAAAAGCACGGCGGCGGGCTATAAGGTCAATGGCGAGAAGAAAGAGGGCGATATCATCATCGCTATCTCCACAGGCACCGGTGGTATCGCAGCAGGCACTGCGGTTAAGTTCGATGGCGACTTTAACCAGTATCTGGTTGTGGCCTCTACGGCCTCAAGCATCACTATCGCAGCACCGGGACTGCGCCAGGATCTGGCAGACCAGACAGCTATTACCGTTGTGAGCGAATTCACGCCAAACATGGCATTCGACCGCAATGCTTTCCTGCTGGCGTGCCGCACCCCGGCAATGCCAAAAGGCGGAGACACCGCCGACGATGTGATGAATGTTACCGACCCGGTGTCAGGCATCACCTTCCAGATCGCGCTGTACCGCCAGTACCGTCAGGTGCGTTACGAGGTTGGTGTGGCGTGGGGTGTGGCCTCCGTTCAGCCTGAACATTCCACCATCATCATGGGTTAACCCAGGGGGCTTCGGCCCCTTTGTTATTCAGGAGGCCCGATGGCCGGATTAACAAAAGAGCAGCGCGCGCAGCGTGACGCGGAAAAGCTTGCAGCTCAGCAGGCCGCTGATAAAAATCCTGCCCAGCAGGAACAGCAGCAGGAACAGCAGCAGGAACAGCAGCAGGAACAGCAGCAGGAACAGCAGCAGGAACAGCAGCAGGAACAGCAGCAGGAACAGCAGGGTATTGAGCTGGTGGTCATGGTTCGCGACACCCCAGAATTCCCAGGCGGCCCGCTGCGCGCAGATGTTCACCCTGACGAAGTGAATAACTGGTTGGCGCTGGACTGGCGTCTGGAGGAATAACCATGCTGGTTGCCGATCCCCACTCGCCGGACTTTAACAGCTACGCCAGCGTGTCCGACCTGCGGGTCTTTGCCGCCGCGCGCGGATACACCATACCTGCCGAAGATGGCGAGTGTAGCCAGATGCTGATGCAGGCGATGGACTTTCTGGAAGGAAGGACCTGGCGTGGTCAGCGATCCAGCGCATCTCAGCCTCTATCCTGGCCTCGCTCAGGCGTACGCTTCGATGGTGTGGACCTGCCGGATGATGCTATTCCACAGCGCCTGATTGATGCCCAATGCCGCCTGGCTATCGAGTCGCAGGAGATTGATCTCACGCCGTCGGTCTCCGGTGGCGGCGCGGTCATAGCTGAGAGCGTACAGGGGGCGGTATCTGTGCAGTACGAGCCGGGAACGAATAAGGCTACTCCATCATTCCCTTGGTTCTATTCCTCGCTGCGCGGGCTTGTGGTTGGCGGCAACCAGGTCCGGATCGAAAGGGGGTAGCATGGCAATCGACTATCGCCGCATGCGCGCTACGGCAACGCGGCTACTGACGGAGAACGGCAAAGCCTACCAACTGACTCGCGGCGGAACCACCACCCGCGATCAGTACGGGAAAGAGGTTATCACCGAGCCTATTACAGCGACCGTTACCGGCGTTATCACCGAATACTCCACGCGTGAAATCGACGGCTCTCTGATTGCTACAGGCGATAAGAAGCTGGCGGCCACGTTTGAAACTGAGGTGCGCATCGGTGACATCATTGATATCGACGGCCAAAAGTGGCGCGTGGTACAGCCGAATCCGGTTAAGCCGGCAGACGTGCTGATCTCCTACAACATCCAGCTGAGGACCTGATTATGACCAGTTCTGCAAATCAGCCGTTCCTGGCTGCCATTCAGTTGTTCATAGATAGTTCAAAGCAGGAAGCAGAAGAGGTAGTGCGCCGGACGGGTATCAAAATCCTGGCGCGGTTGGTGGATATGTCTCCGATTGGTAACCCCGACATATGGCAGGTAAATCAGACGGCATCGGCCTATAACGATGCAGTTCGGGAGCATAACGCGGCCCTGCGTGATGACCCGGCCAACCTGACAAAGTCCGGACGGCTTAAGCGCGGCTTGCGCGTCAACGACTCGATGGACATCAAAATGCCAGATGGCTATGTCGGGGGCCGCTTCAAGAACAACTGGTATGTGGGTTTTGATAGCCAGCCTACCCAATCCAACGATACCCCTGATGCTTCCGGTCAGGGTTCAAACTCTCGCGGAATGGCGGTTCTCGAGGTGTTCCGGGTGGGGCAGGTCAGCTCGATTTACTTCACCAATAACATGCCCTACGCCCGAGCCCTGGAAGAGGGCCACTCAGGACAGGCGCCGGGCGGCATGGTGCGAGTTACTGCGCTGGATGCCGCCCAGTACTTTCGTGAGGCAATGAGCGAGGTGCGCAATGGCGGGTGACCAGTCAATGCGGATCGCTGACCTGCTTGAAGGTCGTATCGCGGTTATCTGCTCCTCGCTCGGGCTGCCAGTGGCCTGGCCGAACATCGCGTTTACTCCCCCGGATAATGCGCCGTACGGGCGTGTTTACGTTCTTCCGGCGCAAACTGTGGGGCAGGATCTGGAAGGTCAGTTGCGTACATATCAGGGCATTCTCCAGCTCAACATCATCGCGCCGGCAGGCGGCGGGGTGACGCTGGCAAGGGGGCTGGCAAAGTCTGTCGCAGATGCTTTTCCCGAAGGGATTCCGCTGGTGGATGGTGACCTGACTGTTTATATCAATGGACCGCCGCAGGTGCGCCAACCTATACAGGATCGCCCCACATCAGCATCCAACGGCAGAACAGGTTCGATCACCTACACCACCCCCGTCAGCATGCAGTACCGCGCTGACTACTGACCCGCCAGATGGCGGGTTTTTTATTACCTAAATTCAGGAGAGTGCTATGGCATTCGCAATCCCTAACGGCTCGCGTGTGAACGTGGCCAAGGCCTATCAGGCTCCCATCACCTTTACCGCTGCCTCTAACGCTACTGAATGCGAACTGACTGTTGCATCTGCCGCTGGCATCCTGGCGGGCGATGTTGTGCAGGTGAGCTCCGGCTGGTTAAAGCTTGATAACATGGTGCTGCGCGTCAAATCGGTGACCAGTAATAAAATCGTGCTGGAAGCATTCGATACTACCGACACCACCAAATTCCCGGCAGGCACTGGCGCGGGCACGCTGCGTAAAATCGACTCATGGATCACCATGCCTCAGGTGATGACACTGTCAACTGAAGGTGGTGACCAGCAGACTATCAGCGTGCAATTCCTGGAAGATGACAAAGCGCGAACTATCCCAACGTTTAAAAACGCGGTGGTTCAGGTTTACACCTTTGCACATGACCCTCAACTGGCGATCTACAAACGCCTCATTGACCTGGATGACTCCAGCGACACAACGGCGGTCTGGTTCCATAATCCACGCGGCAAAGCCGATCGTTTCTACTCAGCAAAAGTATCGTTCCAGCGCGTGCCGCGCACGGAAATCAACGCCGTGGAAAGTAACGAGGCGCGCATGAACTTCGAATCGGACATGCAGATTTACCCGATCGCCGATTCATCCGTGACGCCGCTGGCGTTCCTGACCGACCTGCCGGCCACCAAATCGGTTGCTACAGGCGCAGCGCTGGATCTGGCGGTGGTAATGAAGGGCGGCTCAGCACCTTACACCTACGTTTGGAAGAAAGGCAGCACCGCTATTCCGGGCAAAACCGCATCGACGTTCAACATTTCGTCTGTCGCATCCGGTGATGCTGGCGTTTACACCTGTGAAGTCACCGACGCCGCGGGCAAAACCATCACCTCGGCTGCGTGTACTGTCACGGTCAGCTAACCAATCAGGCCCGGTAAGCCGGGCTTTTTTTTGGAGTAACCCATGAGCGGAACAATTGAGATCAGTGAGGTTGGCATGACAGTCAATATGGCTGGTGGCGGGAAAATAGTTATCGGCAATTGGGGTGATGGCCCAGTAAATACGGCAGCCGCTCGGCCACCCCTTACCCCGGAAGAGGAGCTTTACGGTCGTGGGCTCTGTCTTCTGCCTGATGGATGGGAAGATCTAAGCGGTGATGGACACTGGCAACATCAACTCACTGAATCTTTGCGTCAACTTTGGCCGTCGTTCAGCAGGGAACAGAAGATGACTATCGCTTACTCCATCAACGAACTGTCAGATGAGCTGACGAACATCGCATACGAAGCTTCCTGGTAATAACACATCTGCGCATCGCACGCGCACATCGAAGAAAGTCTTTCAGCTGTGAGCCTGGGCAAACCGTTAACTTTCGGCGGATTTGCCGTGCGACAGGCTCACGTCTAAAAGGAAAATTAAAATGTCAGAACCTTCAATCGTCCCTTACGTAAAAACCACTCCCAAACCTTTTGGTGTGGACGTCGAATGGAAATGGCCGGGTGGCTGCGCGGTGCTAGAACTGCAATGCCTTCATGAAGATGGCCGACTTATGAAAGAACGCATCTTCTGGCCAGCTACCGTATGCCTTATTTCCGGGCTCAAAACTGGTGAGCGAGTGCAGGTGCGTCTGCGTCCAATTGCAGAGGATGGCTCAGCACGAGATTGGCGAGCCGGTGACTGGATCGAAGGGGTTTCTTCTGTCGATACCGAAGAGATTATTGAGGCGCTGGACGAAGAGATCCGTAACAGCTGCGCACTTCATGGCCTTAAAGGTGGCTGGTTTGTCGATAAAACCGGCAAGGCTTACATCCAGGAAGCGCTGATCGGCAATGGCGTAGTGTCTCAGAACTACAGCGTTAAATTAAACGTCGCCGGCAAAGGCAAGCCGCACGAAGCTGGCATGACCCTCGGTGTTGAAGGTGAGCATAGCAAGGTTGAGTTTCTGGCCGATCGCTTTAAGGTACATGAAGCCGCTTCATCCATTATTGAAAACGCCGTCGTAACAAAAGCGAAGATAAATATCGCGCTAGGCGATGAAACGAAGCAGGCCGTCATTGATGCTGTGCGTGAAAGCGATTTGTTCGCATCCCTCCAGGCAAAGATTGATGCGCAAACAGCTTCAGTAGTTGGCTTGCAACAGGCGATGCACGAAGCTGTGAACGATGCTATCCGCAATGCGCTCAAGCCAGGCGGTCTGCTGTTCAAACGATAACCCCCCATCACGCACACGAATATTCAACCCGCTACGGCGGGTTTTTCTTTTCTAAGGAACCGAAATGACCAAATTTTCTCTGATCCCCAACCCAACTTTTTCTGTAACCGCGAGCATTCCACGCGCTGGTGCCGAAGACGGCAAGCTGACGTTCACTTTCCGCCATAAAACGCTTGAAGAGCTGCGTTCCATGGATGCGAAGATGCAAAAGGCTGCGGAAGGTAAAAAGGCTGTTATCGAGCCGCAAGCTGACTATCTCATGGAAATTGTCGAAGGATGGGCTCTTCCTGACGAGTTTACCCGCGAAAACGTTATTGTTCTCCTGCAAAACTATCCGCGTGCTTTTGACAGCATCGGCATGGCCTACACCAAAGAGCTGATGGGTATCCGCGAAAAAAACTGAGGCAGGTCGCCGCAGCGTTGTACACGCCGGGGCCGACTCTCGCGGAGCTGAGCGCTTTTGGTTTGACGCCTGAGGACGTGGAGGAAGAGGTGGGGATCCTGCCCTCTGTATGGAAGTCTTTCACCATCTTCTCTGCCCTGGCAACCCAGTGGCGCGTCGGCGCGAGCGGGGCGACCGGCCTTGATTATAACGTTCTCCCCTGGATGTTCGAGTTACACGGGGTTGAGGATGCGGCGGCCTGCATGGCTGACCTTCAAATTATGGAAAGCGAGGCTCTCAAGGTAATGCATAAGGAGACGAAATAATGACAGACCAGATCGCCTCGATTACTTTGCGGGCCGATGTTTCTGACCTGAAAACAGCCAGCAACGAACTGGATAAACTCGGCCAGGCGGCGGCCGGTGCTGTAGATAAAGCAGATGATCTGAATAGCGTGTTTCGCGCTGGGGCTGAATCTGCGAAGCAAGGCAGTGAAGGGCTCAAGGAGCAGCAGAACGCGCTCAAAGGGCTGCTGGAGAATATCGACCCAGTTACCAAAGCCTTAAACCGCCTGGATGAGCAGCAAGAATCACTGCGGAAATTTCAGGCCAAAGGTTTCCTGGATACCGAGACCTTTCAGGCTTACAACAAAATCCTGGACGACACCCGTCTCAAGCTGACCGATACCGGAGAAGCCGCGGCGCGCGCTCAGGCCGAATTAGCCGCTACCCAGGCGGCAGAGAAGCAGTCCGCAGCGTTAAAGAACTTGCTGGGTTCCATCGACCCGACAATCCGTGCATTCAACTCGCTGGACGAGCAGCATGCGCAGCTGGTGGCACACTTCGAAGCGGGGCGCATTAACGGCACCCAGTTCGAACATTTCAACACCATCCTCAACCAGACGCGTGAACGGCTCTCTGGCGTGGCTGACGTGCTGCCTGATGCGCTATCCCGACAGGAGGCCGCTGCACGCCGCGCTGGAATTTCTGTGGGGCAGTACAGTGCTGCACTGCGCACGCTCCCGGCGCAGTTCACCGATATTGCTACTCAACTGGCAGGTGGACAATCCCCATTCCTGATCCTGCTACAGCAGGGTGGGCAGATTAAGGATTCCTTCGGGGGCCTCGGTCCAATGCTCCAGGCTCTGAGGGATGCATTATTTGGCTTTAACGAAGAAAGCAGAGAGACCGCTGAATCGGCAACAAACATCAGTGATGCTGCTGAAGGTCTTAATAACACGAGTGAGGCAGCGGAGAAATTGGGGCGGGCGGGTGGTCTGTTAAATACCTTTAACCTTGCGATTGCTGGCTCGGTGGGTTTGCTGGCTCTTCTGGCTGGGGCTGCCTACAGTTCATCCCAGCAGTTCGACAATGTTGCCAGATCGCTCATTTTGATGGGCGGGGCTGGCTTTTCCTCCATGCAGCAACTGAACGACGCGGCAAAAGATGTTGCTGATAACGCTGGTGCTTCTTTGGCTGAGTCTGTTGATACCCTGGTCCAACTAAACGACACCGGGAAGTATACCGCCGACCAGATGACCAAAATTGCCAAATCCATTCTGGCTATGGGTGATGCAGGGCTGGATACGAAGGCTGCGCTGGCGGATTTTTCACGACTGGCAAACGATCCTATTAAAGCCCTGGCGAGCTTGAACCAGCAATATGGCTTTGTTGATGAAGCCATGATGAAGCACCTCATTACCCTGGAGAAAACGAAGGGGAAAACAGCAGCGGCAAACGAAGCTATAACGCTTTTTGCCGACACCATGGAGGATCGCAGTAATAAAATTGTAGAGGCTACCGATAATATCGGGCAGGCGTGGAACGGGCTTAAAGCTTTCTCCTCCGACATTTTCGGTCAAATCGGGGTTACAGTGCGGGCTTGGGGCAATCAGGTTATCGAAGTGTTCAAGTTATTGAGCACTTCGTTTGAAGCCCTTTTCGTCAAGATGAAAGAGGTCTCCCTTGAAATTATGGGGGGGATGATTACCGGTTTCACGGATATTGCTAACAAACTACCGGGCGGGGAAGCTCTCATCAAATCCATGGGGTTTGATGGGCTCGCTGAGAGCGTTGCCGAGAGCAGAAAGGCTGCAAGCAAGGAATATACTCAGCTTACAGCTGAGTACAATAAGCACATTGCTAATCTCAGTAAATCCCAGTGGCAATGGGAGGAGGAAGCGAAGAATGGTTCTGGTGGTGTAAAAGGCACAGGCTCAGTTGATCGGCAAACTAAGGATGCTGTTTCGAAGCTTGCTCAGGACTCAGACAAAAAGACCAAAGAGGCGAAAGCCACTCTGGAAGCTGGCGATCGCACCCTGGAGAACTATCGCGCCCAGGCCAGAACGTTAACTGAAACGCTCGAGACCCTCCGACAAACAGGAGAAACCCACGCTAAAAACACCGAGTTCAGTAAACAGCAATCTCGATTCGCTGAATTGGATGAGGCAGCCAAAACCCGCGCGCTTACTGCTCAGGAAAAATCTTTACTGTCGAGCCGTGAGGCGATTCTGAACGCCGCCAAGGTGGTTGATCAGAAGAACAAGGAAGTAGAGGCGCAGCAGAAGATTAACGGCCTGGCGCAGCAGGCGAATAAATACGTCACGCAGATGTCGGAAAAAACCGATGCATTGCGTGATAGTGCAGGCCTCAGCAGTCGGCAAACGCAGCGCATGATGGAAGAGGCGCAGCTTCGCCAGGGCTGGCTCAACGGTGGCGGTAAGCTTGACGATGCCGGTTATAAAAAAGAACTGGCAGCTCTCAGGAAATATTATGCCGAAGAGGACAAATTACGGGGCGACTGGAAGGCAGGGGCTGTTGCTGGCTGGAATGAATATCTTGACGCCGCCACGAATACCTATGATGCCGTGAAGAACGTCGCCAGCTCCACGCTGACCGGCTTGAGCAACATGCTGACTGAGCTTATGACAACTGGCACCGCGTCAGTTAAAGAGTTCGGCAAATCTATGCTCAAGATGATCCTCGAGATAACCAACCAACTTATAGTGGCCTATACAGTACAGGCCGCGATGGGCTGGATAAACGGTGGCAGTAAAGGCGGGAGCACACCAGGGGGATCTTACGCGAACGCTGCCGCTGGCCTAACTTTTAACGCTAAAGGCGGTGTTTATGATTCGCCCGGGCTCAGTAAGTACGTTAATGGGGTATACGACTCTCCCCAGTATTTTACTTTCCAGGGCGCATCGAAATTTGCGAAGGGCGGTGTATTCGCAGAGGCCGGCGCTGAAGCAATCATGCCACTTACTCGGGATTCTGCCGGGCGGTTGGGCGTACGCGCCCAGGGCGGTGGCGGTATGGCTCCGGTTATTAATACCACCGTTAACGTTGATGCTGGTGGTTCGGTCACAACCCAAACATCCAGTTCCGGTGATGCTATGGGCCGTGCGCTCGCCGATGAAATGCAGAACGCTGCGTTGCAGGTTATCCAGAAGCACCTTAAGCCTGGAGGAATGATCTACAACTTTAGTAAAGGCAGGTAGCTCGCTTCTGCGGGTTTTGCCTTTGTCTGAATGCTGTTAGGATTAGTCCGAGCTTTCACCGAGGGAAGATAGGGACATGAAGAAACTTATTTTGGTTATGGGTATCATCGCTTTGGTTGGGTGTGCCACCAAGCCAATTTCAACTGAGCAGGCTAAGCCAGCGCCAGCGAAACAAATTCTTGATAACACTCTCTTCACGAAAAAGGCTGGCACCGGGGAGGTTGTGATTAAACGTGACTCTGGTTATGTGGGGAGTGCTTGTTTGACGAGGGTTTATGTCGATGGGCGTGAAGTTGCCGATCTTGACCCTGAACAAAAAATCACAATCTACCCCACCTTGGGGGATCACATCTTCAGCGCGTGGCCAAAAGGAATGTGTGGTGGGGGAATGAGTGAACAGGCAGGTAAAGTAATCGAAGGTAAGGTATTAACTTACAGGATAGGTTACGGCTCTGGTTCAGAATTTGGGATCTACCCAACTGCATTTTAACCACAGACCAAGCCCTCCCGGGCCTATAGCCCAACAAGCCTCGCAAATGCGGGGCTTTTTACATCTGAACTCAAGGGTCTGGAGGGATATCAGCATTCGACAGTTATCTTCCGACTAAAAAAAATGTAAATTTCACCCCCTCCCAAACGCAACCAAACGCGCTACACGATGCGCAATTCTAAGAGGTGTACAGGTACATGGCAATTTTGAACTATTTGAGGAGGGATTTGAGGGCATTTGATAAGCACTCAATTCAACCAATGGTTGAAGGATTACCTTTGAGGTAATACACTTTCGAGCATTAGGTGTGCATTATTCGTTTAGTGCTTCTATAGAACGGTCGAATTAGTACACATTTTCAATGAATTTAACTATTTAGTATTGAGCAGGCTAAGGGAAACGTAAAATGGCTGGATCATACGCGATGACTAAACCAGTAAAGGTCATTGAGGTTTCTGAGAGCTTCGTTGATGTCTATGCTGAAGTTGCTGCGATTACCACCTATGAGGCACAAAGCAGCAGTCATGTTAATTTTGGATTCATGCGTGAATTTATAGAATCATATGCTGATGAGAATGGACAGCCTTCATCTTCGCAAGTCGTGCTGAAAAAAGTTGCGTCCATTACGATGACCGATGCCAGAGCAAGAGCTCTCTATGATGCTCTTGGTTTGGCCCTCAAGGTAAAAGGAGAAGAAAAATGACAAATATAATGACCTTCTCAAGTACTGAAGCAAATTTTATGCCTGGTTTAGCTTTAAAACCTCAGGTTTGGACTGTGTTTGCTTCTGTTTCTTCAAAGGCTGAAGTTATTGGTACTGGTGCAATCACAAACTTTGTTATCAGTTCGCAACCTCATGGTTTTAATTTTGATCTTGCAAAGATGACTTCAAGGGTTGAATGTGACGAAGTTGTAATGCCATCAGACATGAACACTGTTGAAGAGCTTGATGCTTGGCTTATGGGGTTAAACCTTGAATGAATGTGGCTTTTGGAAGGCAGTTTCTTCGAGAACTTCAGCATTACCCTTTGCCAGATAGAGCAAAAATTCTCTCATTTGCGAAACAAGTTCAAGATGAAGGGTTTGCTAATCTACCAGGGAGAAATAAATTCTCTGAGGATGTAGATAAAAACGATCCACTTTTTGTACAAAAAGTTAGGTATGTCCATCTTCATTGCCTGTGGCATTATCATATTGGAATTATTGAATATGATACTACCAAACAATTTGGTGATCAGACTTCGGAGTATGTTCTACATTACGCTAGGAAAGAAGCAGACACAGTTAAGATTGTGGATTACTCTGCTCACCCACCCTTCAGACTACCAACTGAAACCTACCTAGAATAACCCGCTGATTAGCGGGTTATTCATTTTCTTGAACACCACACTACAACCCGCTTCGGCGGGTTTTTTTATGGAGTAAACATGGCAGTTGAAACATATAGCTGGCGCTCTCAGCTCGGTGCTGGCGCGATTGAATATAGCCAGGCAGTTCGCGCGGCGCAGTTCGGCGATGGCTATGAGCAAGTGGCCGATAACGGTATTAACTCCACGGCTATTCAGGTCCCTATGAAGCACACGGGCAACGAGTCGGAAGTGGACAGGATTCGTGATTTTCTCCTCGCTCATACCGTGAAAGCTTTCATCATTACGCCGCCAGGCGAAGAGAAGGGGCTTTACCGCGTCGTAGCCGATTCGGTTCGTAAAACGCAGATCAGCAGCAAAGTTGCTGAGTTGACGTTCACCATCAAACGGGCTTACGGAGTGTACGCATAATGGCATTAGTCGATCAGGCGGCGATGCTGGCGCCGGGTGGCAGGGTCCGCCTGGTTGAAGTTGACGCCTCAGAGTTCAGTGGCGGGATCCACCGTTTCCACTACGCACCTTTCCCCCATACGCCGGAAGAAATTGATGCTGCCAATGGAGATGAACAAAAGCTCGGACCCAAGCCTATCTTCTTCGGTGGCAATACCTACGATTTTTGGCCGTTTCAGGTTTCAGGCCTGGAGCTATCAACAGACCAGGCGGCGGAGCCCACTCTCAGTGTCTCAAACCTTGACGGCCATATCACTGCGCTTTGCCTGCAATTTAAGGACATGGTTAACGCCAGGGTGAGCATTATCGATACCTATGCGGTTTATCTCGATGCCATAAATTACCCTGGTGGCGAAAACCCTACAGCCGATTCGTCAATGTTCACGATTCAAACCTTCTGGCTTGACACCAAAACCTCCGAAGACGACGAGGTAGTTACCTGGTCACTCAGCAGCCCGGCCGATTTGCAAAATCTGGTCATTCCTACACGGCAAATCACCTCTCTCTGCGAATGGGCGCTGCGCGGTCAGTACCGTAGCGGCGATGGATGCACCTATAACGGCACTGCGTATTTCGACGCGAAAGGGAATCCGGTATCAGATCCTGCCCTTGATGTATGTGGCGGTTGCCTCAGTGACTGCCGTAAACGATTTGGCGCTGGCCTGGCAGACCCTGACGCAGCAATCCTCGATTTTGGTGGCTTCCCGGCAACCGTTCTCTTCATCCGATAACCGGACGTACCAATGAATAAAACCATAATGGCAGCTATCCGGGCGCATGCACTGGAGGAATCCTCGCGTGAGTGCTGTGGCTTCGTTATTCAGTCTGGCCGTCGCCAGCGCTACATTCCCGTGCCGAATACGCACGAAAATCCGACAGAACATTTTCGCATCGACGGCGAGCACTGGGCTAACGCCGAAGATATAGGGACGATTATTCGCGTCATCCACTCCCACCCGGGCGACGGTGCCCGGCCTATTCCGTCCGATCTGGACCGCCAACAGTGCAACAACTCCGGCGTGATCTGGGGTATTTACGCGCCTGACAGCGATGAATACGCCGAGATAATGCCGGAGGCGGTGCCGCTTATTGGGCGTCCGTTTATCCTGGGCTCGAATGACTGCTGGGGGCTGATTATGGACTGGCACGCCATTCAGGGCGTCACGCTGAACGATTTTCGCGTCGATTACCCGTGGTGGGAAAGCCAGTACCCGGACAACCTCTATTTTGATAACTGGGAGCGGGAAGGGTTCGTCGAGTGCGATCCGGTACCAGGCTGTATGGTCATCATGCAGGTTGATTCCGATAAGTGGAACCATGCGGGCATCATCACTGAAGAAGGTGAGCTGCTCCACCACCTTTACGGCCAGCCTTCCTGCATTACCCCATATGCCCGAGGCTATTTCAAAGACCGCACGATGATCTGCGTACGTCACAAAGACCTGCCACAGGAGATTAAGCCATGGCGCGTTTAACCACGATTCGATTGTATGGCGCACTGGGCGCCCGGTTCGGGCGCGTGCATAAACTGGCAGTGCAGACATCTGCCGAAGCGGTCAAAGCCCTGTGTATCAACTTCGACGGGCTGGAAGACTATCTGATGAATGCAAAAAAAAATGGCATGACCTTCGCGGTGTTTCGCGGTAAGCGCAACATAGGCGTGCAGGACTTCCAGGAGCTGGCAGGCGATAGCGATATTCGCATAGCGCCAGTTATGGAAGGGGCGAAGAAGGCCGGCATGTTCCAGACAATCCTCGGCGCTGTGATGGTTGTTGCTGGCGTAATTATTGGAGTAACGACCAACTGGACAGGCGTTGGCCTAACCTTTGGGGCCGGACTTATCATGTCGGGCGCGTCAATGATGGCCGGCGGTATTTACCAGATGCTTTCGCCCCAGCCCAAAGGGTTACAGGGGCGAGACGATCCTGACAATAAACCCTCATATGCCTTTGGTGGTTCAGTGAATACCCTTGCGATGGGAAACCCGGTCGCGCTTCTCTATGGCGTCCGTGAGATCGAGGGGGCGATCATATCGGCCGGTATAATTAGTGAGGATATCTGATATTATGAGCTAGCGCGGCTAGACCGGCCAGTCGAAAAGGGGAACGTAGACCCCCTGCCGCGCCCATCATCTACGAAAACCGACTACGAGGTTTTATGAATCACAAGACTTGCTCGAAATGCGGAGTGGAAAAGCCCACATCTGAATTTTACAAAAAACCATCAAATAAAGACGGCTTTGAGGGTGCCTGTAAATCTTGTCGTAATACTCAGATTCAAAAGCAAAGGCTTACCGACGCTGGCAGGGCATCCGCAAAAAGAGCACAAGAAAAGTATGCAAAAACTGAGAAAGGCAAGGCCAATCAGTTTCGCAAAGACCACAGTGAAAAAGGGCAGGCTCGCAGAGCGCGATTCCTGACTGGCGAGACTCGAAGGAAATGGAATGAGGAATACTATTCCCGCGCTGACGTTAAGGAGAGGCAGCGAGAAGCCCAGCGGCGTCATTATCACAGTGGGAAGGGCATGAGCTACATGCGAGAATATAACTCTCGCAGCGATGTAAGATCCAAGAAAGCCATTTATGACCTTGAGCGAAGAGGAAATCCTGAACTACGAGAAGCGCGGCTCGCGCGTGCGCGACAGCTTTCACGACTGGAGCGCAATAAGGCAGTAAAAAGAGCTTATCAGGAGAGCGAGGCAGGGCGAGGATCTCGGCGACGCATTGATAAAAAGAGATATTTTTCTAACCTGATTAAGGTGAAGGCGCGCAGATTGCTGCGTACGGAAGTGGATAAGGGGCTGATTTTGCGCCCGACAACTTGCGAGTCTTGCCATTCCGTCGGTGCTGTTCACGCGCACCACGACGACTACTCTAAGCCACTTAGCGTGCGCTGGATGTGTCCGCAATGTCATAAAGACTGGCATCGATTAAACGGACCCGGAATTAACGGGTAGGACGAAGATATCAAGCACCCAGTCGGGTGCTTTTTTTATGGATGTAATATGGAAGCGATCACTGGTGCAAAGGGTGGCAGCCAGAAGCAGCACACACCTGTAGAACAGCCTGATTCGGCGCAGTCAATGGCGCGCTGCCGCATGCTGCTGGCGCTCGGGGAGGGTGAGTTTGCTGGTGGCCTGGATGCGACCCGGATATTCCTGGACGGTACGCCGTTGGGAAACCCCGACGGAACGATGAATTTTGAAAATGTGTCATGGGATTTCCGGCCTGGCACGCAGACCCAGACACCAATACCGGGATTCCCAGCAGTCGAGAATGAAACTACGGTTGGCGTATCGCTGACAAAGGCCACGCCCTGGACGCGCGCACTGAGTAACACCCAGATTGACGCGGTGCTGGTTCGTATTGGCATCCCTGGGTTACAGCAGCAGGAAAACGATGCGGATATTGTCGGCACTACGGTTCAGTACCATATTGATCTGGCGGTGGACGGTGGCGCTTACTCGACAGTCATGACTAAAACCGTCACAGAGAAGCTCAGTTCTCTCTATGAACTGACCCATCGCATTAATCTTCCGAAAGCCAGTACGGGCTGGCAGATTCGCGTGGTACGCGACACCGACGACAGCACCAGCCAGATGTTGCAGAATAAAACGCAGGTACAGGCAATCACTGAGGTGATTGATGCGCGCCTGCGTTATCCCCATACGGCGCTGCTGTATGTGTCATTCAACGCCAAATCGTTCAACAATATCCCGAAGGTTTCCTGTAAACCTAAGGGGCGCATTATCCGCATCCCTTCGAATTACGATCCGATAGCCCGAACCTATAGCGGCACATGGGACGGGACGTTTAAGTGGGGCTGGACGAATAACCCAGCATGGATCTGGTTCGATGTGCTCACTGAGCCGCGTTTCGGACTTGGCCGACGCGTCACGGCGCAGATGCTGGATAAGTGGGAGCTTTACCGTATTGCCCAGCGTTGCGATCAGAAAGTACCTGACGGGAAGGGTGGCGACGGTACCGAGCCGCGCTTCATGTTTGATGTCTACATCCAGTCGCAGGCTGATGCGTGGCAGGTAATCAAAGACATCGCCGCAGGGTTCAATGGCATGACGTTCTGGGGCAACAATATGTTCAATGTTGTCTCGGACATGCCGGCGGATACGTCGAAGCTGCAAATCCTTACCCGCGCTTCGGTGGTGGGCAAACCGGTTTACTCGAGCGGCAGTGAAAAGACCCGCTTCTCCAGCGCGCTGATTAACTTCAGCGACCCTGACAATCACTATCAGGACCGCACAACAGCGGTGATGTTCCCGGACCTGGTTAAGCAGTTCAAGTTTAAGCAGACGCAGATCACCGCAATCGGCTGTACGCGCGAGAGCGAAGCACAGCGCCGTGGCGGGTGGGCGGTGTATTCCAACTCACTCGACCGGATTATTACGCTACAGACCGGGCTTGATGGCTATGTCTACGTGCCGGGTACCGTGTTTGCATTTGCTGACGAACGCCTTTCAGGGCGTGTTTATGGCGGGCGTATAACCGGATATAACGCCGGGTTGAAGGCTGTTACAACCGATCGGGGTACCAGTGCCGTTGCGGGTGACACACTGATGATCCGCACACAGGGCGGTACCGTTGAAAGCAGGGTGATCCAGGCCGTAAACGGCACGCAGCTGGTGGTTGCCACTCCTTTCACGGCAGCGCCGTTACCCAATGCTGTATTCGTCATCGATGCCGGGCAGTTACGCCTGCAATACTTCCGCGTTACGAACCTGAGATTTAATGATGAAGAAAACACCTTCACAATCACCGGGGCCGAATATAACGCATCAAAATATGATGCGGTCGACAACAATGCCCGCCTGGACACGCCGCCAATCAGTCTGATACCAACCGGCCTCGTTAACCAGCCGACCAATATCGCGGTATCGAGCTATGACGCAGTGCGCCAGGGGCAGCGAGTGGCTACCCTGACGGCATCCTGGGATGCGCCGGTCGACAAGAACGGCAAACCACAGGCGGATGTCATAGCCTATCGGGTGCAGTGGAAGCGCGGCGACAATGAGTGGGTTAACGTACCGGAGACCGGTCTTCGCAATATCGAAGTGCCTGGCATCTTCGATGGTGATTATCTGGTCCGTGTACGCGCGATCAACTCCGGCGGTGCATCGAGTCTCTGGGCAACTTCCACGCTTACACACCTGAAGGGACGCGCGGGTGAGGTACCCAAACCTGTCGGGCTTAAGGCCTCCGAAGACGTCGTATTCGGAATCAACGTCACCTGGGGATTCCCGGCTAATACCGGCGACACCCTGAGCACTGAGCTGCAATACAGCATTGCCGCTGACGGCTCGAATCCGATGCTTTTGGCATCTGTACCGTATCCGCAGAAACTTTATCAACAGATGGGGCTGAAGGCGGGGCAGGAATTCTGGTACCAGGCACGGCTTGTCGACAGGATCGGGAATCAGAGCGGTTGGACCGACTGGGTGCGCGGGCAGGCCAGCATCGATGTATCCGATATCACCGATGCAATCCTGGAGGAGATTAAAGATTCCGAGGTATTTAAGGATCTGATTGAAAGTGCTGTAGACAGTAGCGAGAAACTGGCCGAGCTTTCTGATGCAATTAAGGAGAACGCCGATGGGCTGGCTGCCGCCGTAGGTTCGAATAAGCAGACAGCAGAAGCAATCATCGGCAACGCGCTGGCTATTGCCGATGTTATCGTGCGCCAGACAGCCCAGCAGGGCGCTAACTCTGCGACGTTCGAGCAACTTCGGGAGGTGATCGCTACTGAGACGGAGGCACGCGTAACGGATGTTACCCGTCTTGAGGCAAAAACAGCGCAGAACGAAGCGGGAATTACCGAGGTAAGGCAGACTCTGTCAGATGAAGCTCAGGCAAGGGCTACTGCTGTTGATCAGCTCACTGCGAGTACTCAGGTCATTTCTGATAAAGCTGATTCGGCTTCGAGTAAAGCTGACGCTGCATCAGGTAAGGCAGATGCGGCCGAGCAAGCCAGCTCGCAAAATACCGCTGATATCACCACGTTGCGACAGGTTGTCACCGACACGACTTCATCAATGGCATCCCGTCTGGAGGAACTGGGAGCAAGGACAGATACTGCCAGCGGCGGCATTCAGAGTAACTCCATCGCGCTAATAACGAGTACGCTGGCGCAGGTTGATCAGCAGGTGAGACTCAGCGCGCAGTACGGTGACAGTAAGGCCAGCATCGATCGTATTGATAATGTTATGGCAAGCGACAGGGAGGCAACAGCGCGTTCGCTGCTGAGTTTGCAGACTGACGTGAACGGCAACAAGGCAGCAATCAACAGCCTGAACCAGACGTTTTCCAATTATCAGCAGGCCACGGCCACGCAGATAAACGGCATTACGGCGACCATCAACGGGCACACTTCAGCGATCACCACCAACGCGCAGGCCATTGCGAACGTCAACGGCGACCTGAAGGCGATGTACAGCATCAAGGTTGCCGTGGATGCGAATGGAAAGCAGTATGCCGCCGGAATGGGGATCGGTGTAGAAAACACTCCATCGGGCATGCAGTCGCAGGTGCTGTTCCTGGCGGATCGCTTCGCCGTCATGGCGCAGGCGGGGGGAGCGGTTACACTGCCGTTCGTTATCCAGACCGGGCAGGTGTTTATCCGGGAAACCTTCATTCAGGACGGCGCCATCGGCAACGCCAAGATTGGCAACTACATCCAGTCCAATAACTATGTCGCTGGCTCAGTCGGATGGAGGCTGGATAAGGGAGGTACGTTTGAGAACTACGGTTCGACAGCTGGTGAGGGAGCCATGAAGCAGACTAATCAAACGATCAGTGTCAAGGATGCCAACAATGTGTTGAGGGTGCAGATCGGGAGAGTCACGGGAACATGGTAACGGGAGGTCTCTTACGGGGCCTCTTTTTTTTCAGGAGGACTGGATGGCGGAATATGGTGTTCAGACATGGGACGCCTCAGGCAATGTAAATAACTATGGCGTTAAGCCTGTCAGTGTTTGTGGCTATCTCCAGCTGGCCCAGAACCAGAAAACAGGCTCTTACACCGTAGCGCTTCCACCGGGTTGCAGGCTGACCTGTTTTCAGAGCATGAACGGCGATCAGTTTGGTACGAGTCGGAGGAAGATCACCATTTCAGGGGGAACAGCAACAGTGTCAGCAGTAGGCGATACCGACTACTCAGCAGGGACTGAGCCTGCGGCAGCGGCTTATCTCATTTTCCAGATCGAGAGGGCATAAATGGCGGAGTATGGCGTTTTACTGACGACCACGAGCGGGGAAGTATGGGTGACCGCGAACAGCTCGCCAATCGCTCTTCAGGCGCGAAAGACAGCGGCACTTCAGGGAACATCGGGGTTCAATACCAAAGTGACGCACACATTCCCCGCAGGCCAGCCTGTTGTCGCCTTCGTTCATTGCACGGTTGAGGTCGAAATCACTCAGACGATAAGCGGGAACACCATCACGATTGATTTTCTCAGACCGAATGCAACCGGCACAGCGTACGTTTATTTTTTCTCTATTTTCCCGCAGACAAAGCCAGACTACGGGCTGGCTGTGTGGGATGCATCAGGGACGCTGATTTTAACAAACGAAACGCGCACGCTGAGCGATGTTGTCACCCTCGGTACCGCCGGGGTGGATGCCAGCTCAGGATACAACATCAATACAACTCTGGCGGGGAAGTGGGCCTGTATGCCTGCCATGCTGGGGCTAATTACCGGGGTTGTATCCGCCGGCGGTCAGCCGCAGCCCTACTCGGCCATATACAAGAGCATGGCAAAGCTTGAGGGAAGCAATACGCGGATATTCGCCAGGCCGCAGACAACCCCCGGCGGCAACCTTCAGAACGTTACGTATTCGAATCTGAGGAACGTGATTATGGCCATTAACTGCGCCAATTATGATTGATCGTTTTGAACGATCAATTTCGAATAATTGATCTACCAAATCAATTATATCCCGATGATTCATATTGTTATTGTGTAGCTTCATGAATGCCCTGGGATATAACCACTATGAAAAATATGATTCTTTGCCTGGCGGTAGCGGTATTGCTCTCCGGTTGCGCTGGCGTTATTGAGAAGCAGCAACCCGTATGCACCGGAACAGCCCTGGTCGGCGGACAGGAAAGCAGCGTCCAGATCTACGGAGTCCGTAAACAAAACAATCAGACGCAGTACCGCGCCGGTTATCCCTTTAACTGGTCATGGGTGAGCGCCAACACGTTCACCAGCACCACCTGCCACTAACCCATTCAGTTTTGAACAAACCCCGCTTCGGCGGGGTTTTTTATTGCCTGGAGAAAACATGATTTATACTACTGGCACTATCGCCATCAGCGGAAACACCCTTACAGGTACCGGCACAAACTTCACTGCTGCTGGTTCTCTTATTCGTAACGGCTGTACCGTTATTGCAATGACCAGCCCTGTGCAGGTATTTCAGATTACCACCATTGGCAGCGCAACAAGTCTCACTGTAACGCCAGCGGCTAACCCAGCAGTTCCCGCCGGAACCCGATTTGCCATTCTTCTGAGTGACAGTCTGAGCGTGGATGGTCTGGCGCAGGATATCGCTGAAACCTTCACGATGTACCAGCGCTACATGAGCGGTTTCGCTGATGTGATGAATGGAGCTACTGATGTCACTATCACCATTAACGGTACAGCAATAACGGTACCGGGGCAGAAGTCACTGGCGAAAAAAGGGGCGAACAACGATATCACCAGCCTAAGCGGCCTGACTACCGCCCTCAGTATCAGTCAGGGTGGCACGGGAGGAAAGACCGCAGCAGATGCACGTACCAATCTCGGATTAGGAACAGCTGCAACAGTAAATTTGCAATCCTCAATTACCGATACCACTGCAGGTGTCGCTTTGATGCAGGGGGCTTTCGGCCTGGGACAGTCTATACCACATCAATTTTCGATAGGCGTACCTTTTGACAGAACCCAGTTCTATGGCGCGACACAGGGTAATGGAAGTAATCCTGTTGCTCAACGTATGGGGGGGATGGTTCTGGCATATGCCGGTGGGTCTTACGCTTGTGCAATAGCAGCGGCATTGGACACAAACAGCCCAACAATTTGGTTTAGAGGCATGGCTGGCGGAACGGCGGGTTCCTGGCAAAAGTTTTATACATCAACAAATACCACCGTAGCATCAGACGGAAGCCTCAAGGCAGCGTCTCCAGTAGCCCGTATCGTCAAATCAAAGGAAGAAAGTCAGCGCACAGATATTGATGAGAATGACTTTATCTGGTGCGGCTGCGGTACGGCGAATGCAGAAGCTGAAGGAATCAGCATTTCTCGTCTTGATGTAGGTGTTTATACGCTTACCGGTTCAGCTGGTCTGGCTTCTTCTGGATGGCAGCTGCTGCCGCCAATGGACCCGGGTGGAATGGGAGAACTGGGTGTAGTTGAAGCTGAGCAGACAGAAAGCGGTGGGCTGACGATTCGGCTTTTTAAGCGGAAATACATGCTCAGCGAAGAAGGCGAAATTGTTAAAACGAAAGGGGCTCCTATAGATGTTCCTGCCAATAGCTGGATCGACGTTCGCCTCGATATGCCAGAGGATAGCATCTGGAAAACAAGAGCTTCAGAAGCTTCTCTTGAACTGACAGAGCAGCCTGAAGACATTCAGCCTTAAAAATTAATAGGCGAACCCAAATTGATCTGCATTCCATTTGAAACTACTGTATATAAACACAGTAATAAAGGGAGTGCAGATTATGCCCCGAATTTCAGATATTCAGGCCGCCTTTATTGCGGCCATAGAGCTTAACCCAAAGGGCTACCGCTACCTGAGAACAGACAGCTTTATAGAAAAGTTGCGTGGTTTTAACTGGCACTTCACCCGAGCCGACGCCAATGCATGGATAGAGCGCAATCAGCCAGGCTTCGCTGACAAGACGACAGACGGTAGCGACAACAGGTACTGGATCCTGCGTAACATGGGGAGGGTACACTGATGGGATTTCCTTCACCGGCGGCTGATTTCGTAGCACCGCGTTTATCTCCGGAAATTATCTGCGGGATCGGCATGGACAGCCGCATCCTCGAAACCTCGTCTGGCTTTGCGGTTATCGAGCCGTGCACCAGACTGGTACAGAATCAGGTTCTGCTAATCCTCAGCGGCGGACGGACTCAGTTTGCCAGGGTCATGGGCAGGGCGCTGATTTGTGATGATGGTGAAGCGATAGAGGGGGAGGCTGCGGAAGAGGTTGAGGTGATGGGGCGGGTGACATTCTTCATCAACAGCGTGATGCAGGATGACAGGGTGGTGTGA